CTCGTTTAGCACCCCTAAAATGTTTAAGTTATTCAATAGGTTAGCTGTTTTACTTCGATTCATTATTAACACCCTGACCTAACTCGCCTGCTAATGCGGCGTAGCCACACATATCAATTGCATTATCAACATGAGATGGACTGTGTTTATATCTAGCTATCTTTAGCAGTGTCATTAATATTGCAACATCTTGAGGTGTGATTGGATGATTAAGATAAGCTGACCATAATCTTGCAATGTTAGCAAAGTTGTTCTCTGCTTGTCCATGAGTAGCCTGTCTGTCTTTGCTTATATATTCATTAGCAGTTCTTAATATCTCTGTCTTATCCATGCCTAACCTTTCTTATTATATAAACAATACACACTATACACACTAACCACTTTAAATAATCTAGCGCACATAGTATATCACATAGCACATACTCATCCATCTATGCGTATGCTCGTGTGCCTGACTTATCTATAATTAGCGCTTGCTTACGCGCTACATATCCTTCAGCTTTAGGTATAGATATATGCACCCAACTATCAAATTCTCTAATTACTTGGTCATATTGTATATTACTCTTTACAATCTTTTTAACAATCTGATCGGGAGTTAATTCATCTATCCTAATATCAGCCGCACATCCTATGCAATGTTGAGATGTTGGCTTACTACCTAATAAGGAATTGACTGTAACACTACGATAAGCACTATTAATACGGATAGGTTTATTAAATAAAGCACGAACATCCTCAAGTAATTCGGCAAGGCGAGTGAGATTAGAAATAATATATTTATCAGGATTGTTATCCAAAGAATGTCTTTGAGCAAGATCACTATAAGTTAATTCCTCTAATGTAAAGTGTGGCGTTAATTTCATTTAAGCTTCATTTTCTCAACTGTTCTTAATGTTCCCATGCCTAACAATCCAAGCAATACTGTTAAAAGAGTATCCATTTGAAATGGCACAAGAATCGGTGATTGTCCGCATAACATGAGAAAGTAGTTAAGGATTGGGAATATAACAAAGTGTAATCCAAAGGCAATAGAACATATCCAGCCAACACTTGGTCGCCAACCTGATTTAAAGAAACTTTCTGATTGTGCTTCAATTGCATTAACCTTTATTTGTTCAACTGCTATTTGAAAATCTTGAGTTGTTAATAAGTTTTGTAATTGTTCTTCGGCTTCAGCTCTTTTATTTTTATCGGGTATAACTCTATCTAAAACTGTTCCTATTGTTCCTATAACTGCATCTAAAAGTGCCATTTAAAATTCCTTTATATCAAATTTATACATATCACAAATTCTTTTAGCTATTCGATTAAACTTTAGCTCATGCTGGTCAAAGTCATGGTGATTACTTTTATACAACGCAACATGAATGCACTCATGCATCATGGTTTGAAATATATGATCCCAAGTATCACACATCTTATCAATCTCTATTCTCATCGGCTCTGTATGAAAATAACCAAACACTTCATTAGTATTTATTACACTGAATGAAATTTTATGTGGCTGGGGCATAGGAAATTCATTAAAAGGAGGAAGCGATGCACATAATCTATAAATCTTACGCAAATTCTGTTTTGTCAGCAATTTGTTTGGCATAATCTGTGTCATTGTATTGAATGATTCCATTGGGTGAATAGTAAAGATAAATGCCCTTGTTTTCTTCTTGTGTTTTTAGTGTGTGATGCGGCGCACACAAACTTTGAAACAGATTACTTCTAAACTTATTCTGATCTTGTCTGTGAGGAAATACATGGTCTATATGAAGCGCTTGAACCACTCTGCCATCAAGTAAACATGCTTCACATAATGGCTTCTTACTTAATTGGATAACTCTTTGCTTTTTCCAAAAGGCAGTTGCATAAAGCTTACTATTTTCTTTTCCTTTTTCTGTTACACCCCCACCATGATCAGAACAAAAAGTGGATCGGCTAGTTTTTTCATTCTTGCAACCTAATTCCCGACACTTGGTGTTAAGAGGTGCAGTTGGCATTAAATTACCTACTCATAAGATAAATGGCAATAATCATAATGATAACGCCGAGCAATAATTCTATCATAAATTTCCTTTAATCAAATTTAAAGTTTCTGCTAATAGCTCAACTTCCGATCCAAACTTTCTTTCAAATTCTTTTTGTCCTGCATGTAAAGCTATTCCATAACCGCCATTTTGATGATGGTTTGGGCATAAAGGTATTGCTAGGCTAAAATGGGTTTTTTGACCTATACCAGCACCATGTCTAATGTGATGAATATGAGGTGCTGAATAACCCCATCCTTCTCTTAAACATACTATACATCCTAATTGTGACAGTTTATCGTAATGCTTTCTTTCGTCTTTAGTCATAGTTTTTTAAATATAGATAATGGAATATAAACCATAGGTTCGACATCTTGAGTGTCGCCACGATCATAACGACCATTAAACCCATATTTGTTATCTAAAACCATATCGCTAGTATATTTACCATAGTAAATGCCATCCATAAACTTTACTACAAGAATAAAAGGAACATTTACTTCCCTTGAAAGCTCTTTTGCTTTTAGCCATTTATTTAATGAAATCATATAAGTGGGAAATCGACCAAATTCTAATTTTTCCCTATGTTTAATTTCAACAAAAGCTAATGGCTCGTTATTTCTTAAAGCAATCCAGTCTATATGGTAAGCAATAGGCATTTTTTTAAGTTTACAATGCCATTTATCTTCCAAAACAGATTGAATGACTATTTCTTTTTTTAAATCTTCTTTAGTTTCGTATATAGGTCTATTCGTCATTTGACCAACCTAATTGGGCAAAATAACTCTCAATATTCTGTATATAAGATGTAAATTCCTCGACTGTAAGATCAGTTGTTGAGCGAACATAAGGAACTTGAACTTCGCCAATAGTTTTCTGTTCGGATAAGAAAAGATGTCCGCAAAGCAAATGCACTTCCATCGGAAGATATCCCGTAAAGTTTGAAATGCTTTTATACAACCTACCCCAAAGGAATTTATTGGCTTCAATCGAACGACCTCTAGCCTTTTCTTTGATCGTAATTTGAGGTATCTTGCCTTCTTTGATTAAGCCTTCCAAATAAATCGTCAGTTGCGGCAAGTTTTCCTTGCTTACTGTCCAATCTTTCTGCTTCATGTTTAAGCTCCTGTGGATTATCTTGTATTTTAATTATTTTTGTGCCTTCCCATAATACAAATCTATTTGCGCCATCAGCAAGAAGATAACGAGAAATATAAAAATTATTGCGCTCAATGCAATATTGACTAATCTTCTTCCATTTGTTTTGTGTCGCTTGCATTTATTAGCTCCATATCATAATTATTAATTCGATTCGGAATCATAATGTTGTCTTTTAAAATTAATTGATTTTTTTTAAAAGGTTTGTAATCAACATGATGATGCCATCTATTAAAACGCCATACTACTTTTGCAACATCAGGGTGCATATCTTGTAGCATTTTAGATTTATTCATAGTGCCTTCGCCCTCATAAAACTCTTTAGTGTTTCCACCTTTAATTTTTTGAGTAGCCATCTTACCCTGAAGTAATGCATTAAATTGAACTGTGCAATAACCATCTTTTAATACTCTTAAAGATAAATCGGTGTCTTCATTGTAACGACCACGCCATCTATAAGGAATATCGTTTCTTATCAATAAACAACTATAAATTCTAGTGTTAGTTAAAAATGGTGGTCTAGCTTCATGTGAATGACAAAAATTAGCATAATTAAGACCTGCAATTGCAATGTTTGTATATCTTAAAATAAAATCTTCACACGCATAAAAATAAGTGCCATCATTGCAATTTATTTTCATGTTCTTATTAAAGCGTTCAAAGCTTTCTATGTTGTCATCCATAACCCAATGCCAAGCAAATCCATTATCTATAGAATGATCCCATGCAAAATTTCTTGCAGGTCCTGGTCCTGTTCTTGGGTCTTCATCTTTCCAAAAAGTATCATATTTAGTCTTATATTTTTCAGGAAGGATAAGAACTTTATCTTTACCAACCAAATTACAATATTCATTGTATTCCTGTTCCTCAACAATTATGTAGAAAGGAATATTCATTTTCATTAATGTTGCGCTTGTAGGGTTTTTTCTGAATCTTCCCTTACTTACTATGTAAATAGGAAATCTAGGGTTCTTGGAATTTTTAACTCTATATCTATATTTACTAGCTTTTTCTTTTAGTGGATACCAAGCTTGTTTTTTTGTTTTAGTTTGGCTTCCATCAAATAACTTGTCGCCATCGTAAATATATTTTTTTGCCTTTTCTTTAAACTCCTCATAATCATTTATATTTCTAAATTTAAAAGTAGCAGTTATTTCTGCTTCAGGCTCATTAATATTATTGTATTCGGGCATATCAATCCAATGATCGTAAGCCGTATTGTTTTCAATTGATTGAGATACATCCTCATCAAAAAGGTCTTTATTTTCTATTGTATTATTTAGCATTGATAGCTTCCTTTGCAAATTCTAAAGATATAGGCGGATAATTTTTAGGATTGGCAATAATCCTATGCGCCCAAGCTCTCATATCTTTAATCTTCTTATCTTCTTGTGGTAACCTTTCATTGACCATTCCCAAAAGCTTATCTGCATGCTTTTTATTTTCTATTTGAGAAAGCTTTGGAGCTTCTAATTTCATAAACTCAATTGGTTTTTCTTTTACCAATTGCAATATATCTGAAGGGGTTGGCATAAAGCGTGATTGATCAACCCATTTATCAAAAGCTTTTGTTACTTGATTAAATTCAAATCTTTCAAGCTTATAAAACCAAACTCTTAATGCATCCTGATCTAGTGGTTGTTTTTGATAGATTGATGCAAGCGTATCCATCATAGATTTAAAGCTTATCTTATCGTCTAGTGTCATTTATTATCCTTTTTATTTAGCCATCATATACAAACCAACATTTCCTAAAGCATATCCAAAATAACAAATACCCATTCCATTATTGCCAATATAAAATTGTTCAGCGCTAATATAAGTATATATAGCGCCTGTAATAATAATTAATATGTGGCTCAAAATAATGGCTCGTCAGGGATTAAACCAAATACATTTTCTTTTGGTAGAGGTGGAATTCTTTTAATTTTATGATTAGGTCTATTAGCCACATAACATTCAGCTTCATGTTTTGTTCTAAAGCGTCTATGTGGTTCACCAAAGTCATCAAAGACTAAATAACGAAATAAAATTTCCATAAAGTTTCTCATCTTATAAATAACAATTCTAACATTAAAAATATTCCAAGTAATAGCCCAAAAAATCCATTAACAATTAATATTTTTATTGCAAAGTCTAAAATTCTAGTTATTAAATTCTTCCCATAACAAAAATAAGACGAATGAAATAACCAAGAATATAATCGCCCACAAAGCAAAACCAACAATTTTAAAGACCAACCACAAATTTGCTAGAATCATATTTTTTTACTCCATTAACAGTTTTAGATTTACCAGCAATTAATTCAGTTATAGTTAAATTATGCTTTTGTGTTTTTAAATCGTTAAGCCACGCAAGATCAGGTTCTGTCCATGACATAATCTTCCAAACAACATTGCCTTGATAATCTTTTTCTTCTAACAAATAACCCAATACTATAGTTTCCATGTCTTATCCTTTAAGTTTTTCTAATATGACCTTTGCATTTCTAACACAAGGTATAGCGTCATATCTTGGATCGCCTTGAGTTAAACCTTCTACCATCCAATCTAAAGCTTCTACAAGCTCATTAACATCTCTAGCTAATGCTTTTCTATACTCAAGATCAGTTTGAGTTTGTCTGTGGACTTTTAAAAGCCATTCTTTGGTATTAGGTTCTTTATGCTTCATTTTGATTAATCATTCTCACATCTTTAAGTTTTCGAGTATTACCATCAAATACAAATTCTACATTGCATCGACTAGCGCGTCTTATATTTGTAGCAGCGCAAAGACCTACTTTATCATAATGTCTTAAAAATACCGAATAAGGAGCTACTACATCCTCAATCGGTGTTGGTTTAGTTTTAGCTATCTCTTGAACATCGACTGATCCTTGTAACTGTTTCACCCAAAGCTCAAGAGAAGCCATTGTATTATCTGTTGTCATATATTGTCCTTTTCTTATCTAATAAAAAATGTGATTGTTATGTGCTAATTTAACCACTTTGTCTTTAGCCCAATATGGTTTTATATTTTTAGTATGAAACCATTTTGCGCCCTTGGTTGGATCACTTATCTTTTTCTCTAAAATCGCTTTTGCAAGCGGTTCTAAATAAGCTATCTGTGTTTTTGTAGGCATCCCATAATCAATAAATTGATATTGCTTGGGTTGTCTAATTATTTCACAAATAGTTTTCGGATAATTTGGATCGGCTTTTCTGTTAATTGCAGTATAAGCCGTTGCAACCATTCCCAAATTACCTTCGCCCCTAGCTTCACCCCACATAAGAGCTTGCAAACAGATGAGTTCATTAATCATAGCCTTCCTAAAATGTTACTGATAAAGACGGCTCATCCAAGAAACGATGCTGATTTAAATAAGTGCTAGCATTTGGAATAAACTGTCCACCCTTCTCAAACCATTGCTTGCTAGTTTTTTGCCAAGCTAAAGTTTTGAGAACATCTTGTAAGTTCGGTCTTATCTTATACCAAGATTTTCTTGCGGCTTCTTTACCTACTTTTTTTGGATACTCTTGCCAAAATATATCAAAATCGGATGATATATCTATATTGTTATTAGTTATTGGTTCTTGGTTATTAGTTATTAGTTGGTTGAACGCCCGTTGAACGAGCGTTGAACGCCCGTTGGAATTCGCCCGTTTCTCGGCACTCTTGCGACCTGCTTTAGCAGCTAAATCTATCCTATCGTGATAGAATTTAATCTCATCATCACACCTTCTTTGAATAAAACCGCCTTCAGTTTCCACAAAGAAATCTTTAAGCACATTTTTAATAGCATTCTTTTCATCTTCTGTCCTCGCTGAAAGTAATCGAAATATTTTGTCTATATCTAGTGGAAGTGGGTCTTCATTAAGATAATATTGATCTAATAGTTGATGATAACAACCATGTTCGAGCAAGGTTAGATGCCCTGTATCAGCTCTATAGTCTGATATATTATGTTGGTAGTAGTGCAATTAGTTTCCTTTCTATTATCTTGTCTTTTTTATTATTAACTAATTTTTAGGGTTCGTGCAAGTATTTTTTAATCTTTTCTATCCCATCTTCAAATCCAAAGGCGACTTCCGCACCATAACCCATTGATTCTGCTAGATTTAAGAAGTCTTCTTGATTTTGTTGTATTTTTGCACTTTTATCCTTCTTCATTTCTAAAAATAATCCATGTTTGCCATTGGATGGGATCATTAAAAATAGGTCTGAAACGCCCGCAGTAACCCCCTCTTGCTTTAATTTAATAGCAGTTCCTATGTGCCTAGCCCCACCATTAGGTATTGCAAACAAACATTTTGCCATTAATGGGTATTGAAGTCTAAACCATTTTATAAGCAAAGACTGTGCCAAGTGTTCTTGATTACGCATAAAATATTTTAAAAAATGTTTGACATAGATATTTAAAGGTATATATTAACACTTGTAAGACGAAACTTTTAACAAGAAACTATAAGGAAATCAAATGAAAACATTAAATACTCTAGCAACAGAAATACAAACCGCCCTAGCAACATTCGATGCTAAATGGAAAGAAGGTCAAGTAGCTTGGTTTGCAGAACGCAAACAAGCTTTAAAAAACTATCAAGATTCTGAAGAGGGTAAAGCAGATCGCAAAGCAAGCCTTTGGGGTTATTACAAAAAAATGTGGGAAATTTCAGGTGGCAAAACTTATTTTTCAATGTATGCAAATGACTTTGAAAAACATTGTGACCGCACTATCAAATCAAGAAACGAAAGAATTGCTCACAAAATAATTAAATCAGGTGATGAAAACACATCAGTTGATTCAGGCAATATCATTTACACAAACGATGGCTTTCATGGTTTGTTTGCTTTAAACACTTCAACAGGTAAAAAATCAATCGACATTAGAACGATAATGGCGGGTGGTTACAACATTCAATGTTTTCACCTACGCACTTTAATTAAGGTAAAATAAGGGTTTGGGGGCTTAACCGCCCCCTTTTTAATTAAAGCAATAACCATGCCAACTTTAATAAAAAACATTAAAAAAAAGTTAAAAATAGTTGAAAATAATATTAAATTAGGTATAGTTATTTCTAGCAACACACTTTTATTAACGAAACTTTAAGGAAACTAAAATGACTAAAGCAACTATCAAAATCGAAAACAACACTTTAACAATTAGTTCAACTCAATTTGTTAAGGATATCGTTGTAACAAGCCCATATAAAGAAGTTCTTTTTTACAGAATCCAAGAATTAATTGGTGATGAACCATTTATGCAATTTGAAATTCTTGGTGGTCTTAATGACGCTGAAATTGATTATATTTGGAAAAGCTTTGATTCTGATGAACATGATTTAGCTAAAAAAGCTAATATTAAAAATTATGATGAATTTTGGGATTCATTAGGCTACGATGATGAAGTGGTGGTGGCATAATGAAAACACTATTAACCGCACTATTAATCGCACTCCCGATCATGGCAATCGGGGGTGAATCACCAAAGCTTCGTTATAATTGGGTTGAAAATAAATATAACTACGCACCCAAAGATGCCAAGCTTAAATATAATTGGACTGCCGACAAATACGAATTTGTTGCACCTAATTCAAAACTCAAGCATAATTCGCAAAGTGGTAATTATGAGTATGTGCAAACACAGATTGATCCCTATAAATCAGAAATTGAATAAGAAAGGATAAGACAAAATGAAAAAAGACTTAATTCTCGGATGTATCTTCGCAACGGCATTTTGGGCTTGGTTTGCTATCTGCCTTTATGTCTTAACTCCAATGGTGTTCGAATGGTTGGGTAAATAAATGTTGCCTAATCAAGAAGATAAGGATAAAATAGCTACAAATCAACAAGTTACGGGAGCTTCCATGAGTGACCAGCAACGAGAGATGCAACACAAGATTCATATTCGAACTATGATGAATCCTGATCCTGATTTTTTAGATTTAGAACCTCATATCTCTTTACAAGAGCTTATTGAGCATCATATTACTTTTAACGCTGAAGTCTTTTCTGATTTTTACGATGAGATTCAACTTCAGAATCAAGTAAAAAATATTCTCTATGATGGCAAAGATGATAAGATTGGTCGCATTAAAGATTTATACGATGCGGAAATTAAAAGAATTGCAAAGTTTATAGCTGAAAACTATGAAACAAATAGCTTTGCTAAATGGGCTTATGAAGATACAATATCGCATGTAATTTAACGAAACTTTTAAAAAGGACAAGATAAGATGAAAACCTCTGAAAGCATCAAGCATATTGCTGAAGCTTTAGTATTTGCGCAAAAAGAAATTAAATTTGCAACTAAAGATTCTACCAATCCTCACTTTAAATCTAAATACGCAAATATTAATTCAGTTATTGAAGCGGTTAAAGCTCCTCTTAATAATAATAATATTGCTATCCTTCAATCATTAAGCCCTTCAGATGATAATAAACTCCATCTAACCACTCGTTTACTCCATAGTTCGGGTGAATGGATTGAGGATACTGCCGTCTGCCCTATTCAAAAACAAGACCCGCAAGGACTTGGCAGCGCTATTAGTTACATTCGCAGATACTCTATTTCAAGTATGTGTGCTTTATATGCCGATGATGACGATGGTCAATCAGCCGCACTAAATGCAGCAGATTATCTTCAAAAAATTCAACACTCACAAACTTTAGAAGAACTACAAGTTAATTATAATTTTGTTATGGGTGAAGTTAAAAATGATCGCACCCTTTCTAAAATGGTCATTGATGCTAAAGATAAAAGAAAGGCGGAGCTATGATTGATGATCCTATAATTCGTAATGTTTATGGCTATCCCATTGAAACAACCTCTAAAGAACTTATGCAAGCTGAAGCAAGGCGAACTAAAGTTGAAGCTTTAAAAAGATTTTTAGGTGATAAATATTTGTTAGCACCTTTAACCAAGAAACTAGATAAACCAATTAAATAGGAACTTAAATGGAAAGAATAATAAGAGATATTGTGCAAGGCAGTCCTGAATGGATGGCACTTCGGGTCGGTAAAATAGGCGGCTCTCGTGTTGCTGATCTTTTAACTGAAGGTCGTAGCGGTGCTGAATCTTTAACTCGTAGAAAATATAAAAATGAATTAATTAGGGAAAGGCTTACTGGGCGCAAATTAGATACCTACAAAACGCCTGCAATGCAACGAGGAATTGATTTAGAGCCAATGGCTAGGGCTTGGTATGAGGTTCACTATAATACATTTGTGGATCAAGTAGCCATTGTTTTGCACCCTACAGTTATAGGTGGTCAATGTAGCCCGGATGGCATAGTTGAAGCTACCAATTCATTGATTGAAATTAAAATACCCAATCCCGAAAACCATTTGGACAATATTTTGACCGATGGTAAACAATTAGAACAGTATTATGACCAGGTTATGTGGCAACTTGCTTGCATGCCTGAAAAAGAATTTTGCGACCTTGTATCATTTGATCCCGAAATGCCTGATCATTTGAGGGGGTATGTAAAGCGTATTTATCGAGATGATGAATATATTAAAAACATGGAAGACAAAGTGACTTTGTTCTTACAGGAAATAGAAACTATTGTTAATAACTTAAAGGAAATATAAAATGGCTATCACCCATGATTTAATCGCTAAAACAGGCGAATATACAAACGCTAATGGCGAAACAAAAGCTAGATGGCAAAAAGTAGGCGTTGCTATGTCTAATAAACAAGGTGGCACTTCACTTCTTATTGAATCTATTCCTGTCAATTTTGATGGTTGGGTAACAATGAGAGAACCTCAACCTAAAGATGGTGCAAGTTCAAATGCAACTGATTCAGCAATGCCATTTTAATGATTTTCTTGAGGTTTGTTTTCACTCAATATGAAACAATGAGTTTGTAGAATGAAAATTCTATATAACTTTAGGAGCTTATTATGTGGACTAAACCATCAGCAACAGAAATGAGATTTGGCTTTGAAGTAACAATGTATGTAATGAATAAGTAATGGTTATTGTTACAGATTGCTATTAAATTAAGGGGCTTAATTGCCCCTTTTTTTATTTAATGTAATGATCACCTGTGTTGTTATTAAGACCAATCATATCCGCCTTATCTTCATTCCATGAAGTAGTTTCATCGGAATCATAATAGCGTTCTTCATAAAGCTTATTCTTTTTATTGCCCCAAATCTTCTCGTAATTCTCGTCATATAAAGTTTTTTGTTTAAGTTTTGGCGTTGATCCTTTTCCAGCTTCACTATGTTTACTCATTTATAACCTTTCTATAAGTTCGTTTAATCCAATTAGCAAATAATATCAATTCATTGTTATCGGCGCAATGTTTCATTGTATTAGCTTTATGACTAATAATTTGAACATTACCCTTAATGTAACCTTTATTGTTATCAATACGATCTAATGATGGTGAGGAAGCTCTTGGTCCACCTTGACTACTATTTCTTACTAATGGGATTTTTAATACAGGACATAATTTAGGAATAACTATATCGGAAACTTCTAAATTAAATTCAATGCCTTTTCTTTTAGCTCTATATCTAGCTTGTCCATAAAGGACTTGTTCTCGATTGTTTTCTCGGTATTTTTGACAATAAGCTTGATGTTTTATCTTGTCTTTTGACATTTACTTATCGGCTTTAGAGTTTAGCCTGTCAAATATTTTTTCAAGTGTATCGTCAATTTTATCTAACCTTGCATCAAGATCAGCTTTGCGAACATAACTTGTTGGAAGTTCTACTTCAATTCTTTGGATATCTTCTTTAAGATTTTGAACCGCATCCCACATTTGCCTAACAAACCAACCACCTACTGACAAGGCAACACCTAATACGATGTTAATGATTAAATTCATATCCATTCTATTTCTTTCTACTAATTAATGAGATGGCGCTCGATAGCCATAAACAAACTGTCGCTAGAAGATATATAACAGAGAGAACCATCAGATAATAAAATAACCAAATAATTTTTATCATCGTAGTAATCAGAGCCAATATCTTTGATTGTTTTATTTTGTAGAAAATTGAATATATCATCAATTGTTTCTGTAGAATTCAAGATTAACTTTCAACCTTTCATTTTCAGGCTCTAATTCTAATGCAATTTCACCATGCTGAATAGCTAAATCTTTAAGTCCTAAATTGTGTGCAGCTATAGCAATATAATCATGTGGTAATGCGCCCCATACTGCTGGATTCATTGTATATACAAGTTCTTTGTTTTTAATTTCTAATGCTCTTAATCCCGCATCTAAAGATTCTTGCCACATTAATTTTTTGTAATATGATTCTGATAATTCAACCCAAGGTTCGCGAGTGTTAGGTGCTTCATTACAAGCTTTTTTAAACCACTCAACGCCATTATGATTTAATTCATCATAGCATTTACCCAGTAAGCGCATAGCATAACATCTTTCATTTTGCCATGTAGCTTCGGGCATATCTAAATATTTGTTTAATGCGACAACCGCATCAAGCCATCTATGATAAAAGGTTAATTCTCTTGCATAATAAAATGCGTTTCTAGGACATCTAGGGTCTTCAGTTACCGCAAGCAATAATAAATCTAAATACTGTCCTCTTGATTTAGTAGGATCAGGCTTGTGGATCACTAACAACATATCTGTTTGCGCCCATACCTCTTTAATTCTTGCATCAGGAACAGGATACTCATGGCATGGATGATGCCAATGATAACCATGTCTAGCATGAATCTTCTCGTAATAGAAAGCGATACCCTGACCCCAATCAAACTTATATCTTAATCGAGTTGTATCATCTTTCCATACTCGTTCTATTTCTTCGCGCCAGCCTTCTTGTAATTCCTCATCAAGATCAAGGCTTATACAAACATCAAAGTCTTTAGGTATTAATGCTAATGCCGCATCGCGAGCTTTATCAAATCGCCAAGGTGTGATTGCTATATCATAAACAGTAGCGCCACAATCTTTAGATAACTGAACAGTATTATCTGTTGATCCTGTGTCGGCTATCAAAATTAAATCTGCATTTTTAGCCGATTCACAGAATCTTTTAACAAACTGTTCTTCATTTTTGCTTATCGCATATACCGCTATTTTCATATCTTATCCTTTATTGTTAATTATATTTTTGGATAATTTGCATCCACCAACTGCCCTTCAGCTAATGCTGTTGCAAACACAATAGATGTTCCGCTTGATACAGTTACATCCGTTCCGTTTATCATTTTAACACCTTGCAAATATACACTTATCTTACCTGAAACATAAGTTTGAGATGTTGTAAATGTTGTTTGTGCGGCAGTTGCAGTAAATTGATCGTAAGTAAATAAAGTTGATCCGCTAGTGCCTGTCGGTCCTGTTGGTCCGTTACTTCCATTATTTCCTGTTGGTCCTGTCGGTCCTACAATCCCTTGTATGCCCTGTATCCCTTGTATCCCTTGTGGTCCTGTCGGTCCAACCGCTCCCGTATCACCAATAACCCCCTGTGGTCCTGTAGGTCCAACCACTCCGTTTGGTCCTGTCGGTCCGCCAGCCCCTGTAGTCCCTGTCGGTCCAGTCGGTCCTGCAACAATTGAATCAGCACCAGTCGGTCCAGTTGGTCCTGCTACTGTAGAGTTAGCTCCAGTCGGTCCTGTAGGTCCACCAGCTCCAACGATTCCGTTTGCGCCCGTAGGACCTGTAGGTCCAATATCACCCTGAACCCCTTGTATCCCTTGTATCCCTTGAGGTCCTGTAGGTCCAACACTTCCAACACTTCCTGTCGGTCCAGTAGGTCCAACATTGCCTTGACTTCCTGTCGGTCCTGTATTTCCGATTCCACCTGTGCTTCCTGTAGGTCCAACCGCGCCCTGTGGTCCTGTAGGACCTGTTACACCTACTGATTGAACAATAGCAATTAATTGATGATTGTTTGCAAAGCCAGTTGAGCCTGTTCCTTCAGAAGTTGTTAAAGATACGGGAACAGTAATAGAAGTATTAGGTATAACTGTTGGAGTTGCAGTTACTAACCATTTTTGATAATTTGCAGAATTGTTTGCATCTTGCAATATAAGAATATCATTTGTTTTTAAGATACCTAAAAATACATCAACATCAATATCATTAGATGTTAAATGACTAAATGTAAGACTTGTTGCGGATGTTTGAGTTGCATTATTCCAATAAACATCGCCAGCCGCAGGTGTTCCGCTTGTTTGACTTGTATCAGCTTGATATTGATAATAGCTTGATGATACGCCATCAGCACCTTGAGCGCCTGTAGGTCCTGTAGCTCCAACCGATCCTGTCGGTCCAGCTACATTGCTTGCAGAACCCGTAGGTCCTGTAGGTCCAAGATTTCCAAGATTGCCTTGTGGTCCTGTCGGTCCGACCTCGCCTTGTATGCCCTGAATTCCTTGCGGTCCAGTAGGTCCAAGTCCGCCTGTGCTTCCAACGCTACCCGTAGGTCCTGTTGGACCAGCTACAGTAGAAGCTGCACCTGTGCTACCCGTTGGACCAGTAGGTCCTGTAATAGATGTGCCAGTATTTCCCGTAGGACCAGTAGGTCCTGCGACTGTTGATGCCGCACCTGTAGAACCTGTCGGACCAGTAGGACCTGCCACAGTTGATGCTGCCCCTGTAGTTCCTGTAGGTCCAGTCGGACCAACGATTCCTTGTATTCCTTGTATGCCTTGTATTCCTTGTGCGCCTGTAGGACCTATATTACCAATATCACCCTGTGCGCCCGTTGGACCTGTAGGACCAGCTACACTTGACGCAGCTCCAGTTGATCCCGTTGGACCTGTTGGACCTGTAATTGAAGTGCCTACTGCACCTGTTGGACCAGTCGGACCTTGAACGCTAGAAGCTGCTCCCGTAGGACCTGTAGCCCCAACCCCAGTTGGACCTGTAGGACCTGCAACTGATGAAGCAGAACCCGTAGGACCTGTTGATCCCGTTGGACCTGTGATAGATAATCCTGTAGGACCTGTAGGACCAGCAACCGAAGATGCTGCGCCAGTAGGACCAGTAGGACCGCCAAAAGCCCCTGTAGGACCTATCGCGCCTGTAGGACCAGTCGGTCCGTCAGTTCCGACATAACCAGGACTTCCTGTTGGTCCAGTAGGACCGCCACCCGCAGGACCTGTTGGTCCAATAATGCCTTTATCGACAACTAATGTAATTTCGGAAGCCATATTAATTTACCACCCCGTCTGATCTGACTAAAAATAAAAGAAAAATAATTAAATCGTTTGCAGGCGTTGATCCGCTTGCAGGATATGAAATCTTGATTCTACCACTAAACCCAACACAATTCTCTGCGTTAATGTCTAATTGAGGATCGCTTGCAATCAAGCCCCAAGCATTGTCATCAATGACAAGTGTAAATAAACCTTGTGCATCATCTCGGTTTGTAATAGTTAAAGGTATTGCGGCAGGAGGTGGAGTGTAATCGGCTATATCAAAGGTAAGCCCATAGCGACTATCTCGAACATTAGATAATTGTCTGCGAATAATTTGAGCGTTTATTGTTGCGCCCGTTAATGTAGTTGGCGATCCTAAAATATTTTCTAGGGATAAATTCCAATAAGTTGATTGGTTATATACCAATTCGCCAGCTATAATTTGATTACTGAATCCACTTACTTGTGTAAGCGTATTCTTATTAAATATTGCCATAATTTTTCCTAACTAGGTAAATGACGCCAGCATCTTTCTGACGCAAGGCGGAAATTATGTTTTATGTTATATGTAAGCTTGAGTAGAGATATTTACAAATACAGTATTATCTTCCAATGCTTCAATTTCATGCCATTCATTTTCAACTAAATTAAAAGCACCACTATCTTTATTAGCTACTACTTCTTTATTTTCTTTACGAATTACAATAGAGCCACCATGACAAACAGTAAGGTGATTAAAAGAATGCTCATGTTTTGGCAAACCCTCACCTTTATTTACATTATACACAGCAAATGAAACCCCATTAAAACTAAACTTGTGTTTAGGGTCTATGCGTATTGTCATATTGTAGTTGTGTTAGTTGTTTCTGCTGAAGCTTTATTTGTAATTTTAGTTAAAGTGGACCATATTGGTTGCGGTTCTTCAGGAAAATAAGTTGATAAATAAAGGTCTTTTAAAGCTTGTCTTAAAAATGATCTATACCCAATAAACTCATCTTTATTAGAAATATTAACATCGCTTAACATAGCATAGTCTGTTGCTTTTAATTGATCTAAAATGTATTGTTTCAAATCATCAGCATTATTAAAATTTATCATTGTGTTCTTCCTAATAAAATTTCAGTTGTTGTTATAGCTTTGCCAATTATTACTCCTGATGAAGGATTGGTTGTTACAGTGCCATCAAAAGGTAAGGTTGTATAATATAAAGACCCACGAATTAAGCTAGTAAATCCATCAGCAACTCCCGAGGTAACTACAGATACTGGGCTAGAGCTTGTGCTTGTTTTACATATTCCTGAATAATTAAATGCGTTTGTAGCATAAGCATTAACTGTATATGGAGTTATGTTAGGAGCAATACCAGCATTACCAGGATTTAAAATTAAGAAAGTATCTCCAGTTGTATATGTTGGATCATTTCCACTAATAATTTGCGAAGCTACTCCTACTCCACCAGTATTAAATGTTGGTAAACTAAAATCTCCACTAGCTTCTAAAGATATACTGTTTGCACGCGTTCCAGTGCTAGAAAATGAAAATACTCCCGAAGTATCATTTTTAAATGCTGGGTTAGTCATACTAAAAGCTGCTGGGCTTAAAGTGCCAACAAGTGTTAAAGCTCCTGTAGTTTGATTAACAGTATAGGATTTCATTGTAAATATACCTGTTGTAGCTGTATATTGAGCTATCATTCTTGTAGTTCCAACTTTCCACCAAGTTACTGCTGAAGTATTATCAGTAATATATGTTGTGCTAGTAGTTGCTCCTATATTGCCAGTAGTATAAGATGCGGTTCTAACAGCAGTTGATCCAACACCAGCAACAATAACATTGCTAGAAGTTAATAAAGTATTTCGAAGGGAACAACCAATAAAATTAACTGCTTCCGCATCAGTTGTTCCTGTTATTGTAGTTCCAGCTACTGATATTGTTGCGTAAGTTATACCGCTGTTAAAGCCATATCCAATCGCATATATATTAGTAGTTATTTGACCAAGAGCAAAATAAGAAGCACTATTGTATTGATTTCCACTATTGCTAAATTGATCTGCTGATTTTGTGCAATTACCTGAAGCATCTACAGTAATTACAAAAAATTTAAATCCATATACATATCGCTCGCCACAATCATCACTAAAGTTTTGAGAATAACGCAAGACACAAAGAAATTGAGTAGATGATATTGCATACGCTTGGGTAGTCCCGCCCAAGTTATATGTATAGGATGATGTAACTGAAGTTGTTATTGTAGTTGCTCCTACAGTTTGAGCGCCTGTAGTTTGATTAACAGCAGAACCCCTATAAAAACCATCAATACTAAAACCATTATTTGATACAGTAAATTGCAACATTCTAGAGCCGTCTGTAGATAAAATACCAGTGCCTACATTGGCTGCTGTAACTTGTGTTCCAAGAGTGTTTGTAACAGGCACTCCACCAACTTCACCACTTAAATTAAGTGATAATACTTTGCCAGCTACAACTGATGTTCCAGTTTGTAATGGAAAGCTATTAACTATTTGTGTAGCTCCACCTGAAGCTGAAGTAGCCCATGTAGGAACGCCACCAGCTACAGTCAATACTTGCCCTGTTGTTCCAACACCTAACTTGCTTAATGTATTGGTTGCGCTTGCGTAAGGTAAATCGCCAGTAGTGTAACTAGATAAATTTGTTCCTCCATTAGCGGTAGGCAATGTTCCTGTTACAGCAGTCGTTAAAGAAACTTGACCTGATGAATTAACACCATTTGCTAATTGAGATAAGTTAAAAGCGTTTGACATTTTTTCCCCTTATGCCGCCCCATATCGAGCGAATGTTTGTTGTCCCATAATGCTAGTATTGTTTGATGGAGCAACAGTTAAAGTATAATTTGTTGTTGTTGAGGTGTAATCAACACCTCCAATTAATAAAGCACCATTCATATAAACATTTAAAGCGTTCGGTATTGAAGCAAATGAATAGCCTACTTGCCCAATTGCTGTATATGATATCATATTTACGATGCTTCCAGTAGGTGTTGTTAAATTATTTGATGTAAATTGTATTATATCCAAATCACCACTAAAAATGTTAGGAACAGAATAATAAATATTTGAGGATAGGTTATAATCTAAAGCGGTCATAGCCACCCCATTAACAAATGGAAGCTCAAATCCTGAATTAAAATTCCACAAAGTAGGGCTATAATCAGAAGCATTGGATAAATTAGCCTTATATCTAGTGAACACAGGGTAACTTGATCCAGCTCCTCTATAAAAATAAATTCTATCGCCAGCAGAAACTCCTACAACTGGAGCGCTAAATGTTATGGTTGAATTTACATAATCAACGCCTGTGACTGTATATTGTGTTGGAGTTCCAGTATTGCTAAATGTTACTTTATCACCAATATTAATTGCATCAAAAGGAGCAGTAATAGGATTCCAATTAACAACATTAGATGCTACGCTTAATACTGACATACTCATTAAAGCGTAATAAATGCTAGTAGATGTAGCCCTCATAGATATAATGGTTATATTGTGTCCTGTAGTAGCCCCTGTAGATAAAGTAACACTTGCTGAAGCGTCTGTATAATCAGATTCACTTAATAAAATACCATTTTCATAAACTAAAGATTGACCTACAATGTATCCTGCGGCTCTAGTTACATTAAATACAGTTTGACCGCTCGTAGCTACAAAATTAGAAATTGTCATATAGAAACTATCCGCAGCGCTAAATCCTACAACGCGACCATAAACATCAATAGTTAAAGTAGTAGCAGAACCAGTAAATGTGCTAGGACCACCAAAGTCTAGGAATTTAGCTAAAGAAGCTACCACTTGACCATTTTGTGTGTTAAGGATAGAAATTTCACCTGTAGCCGTTGTTGTTGTTCCAGTTCCAATTAATTGACCAGTTCTTGTATCTAAATCAATAATATTTAATCCGCTAGGCAATGCTGACCAAACACTAGGATCATATAAATCTGATGATGTAGGAATGAAAGATGCTGATCCTGCCGCGTAAGCAGCAGTATCTGTAGCAAAACTAAACTTTCTTCCTGCTCTATTGCTATAAGCTAAAAATTTATCTACTGAAAAAGATGGGTCTGCTAAATACCATTTATAACTAGATGCGGTTGTAGGCGGTGTTCTTGAATCTTGATTTGCCAAACCATAATAAAGTCTATTGGTTGGCGTAAAGCTAAAATTTGTAGAGCCATTTATATTGTCAGCGTATGCTACAGCTAAATATTTATTTGTAAATTGATAAGTCGTTGGTCGCCATACAAATTTAGATGAAGCCAAAGAGTAATTGCTAGTAGCAAGAGAATTAACCATGCGACTAAAGAAATACCAATCACCTGATGGAATGTTAGCTAATTGAACATCAGGCATTATAAAATTTATTGTATATGGATTTCCGTTTGATTGTATTTCTGTTGTTCCAGCAAATATTAATTGACTAGCAGTAGGGTATTGATAAGCTGAATACCATACTTCTGCATATTGTGTTATGCCAGCACTAGATGTTGTTACTTGAACACTAAATGCTGGGTTAGTAATATATGGCAAAGAATTAACTATAACAGGAGCTGGAACAGTTCCAAAAGTAATAGGTGACCCAATACCAGTATTAGTGGCTGGAGTAAATTGAGTTATATTGCGATCATCATAAACTTGTGGATTATATTCAGCAATAGTTAATTCAGCAGTTATCTCACCTGAATCTGCTATCTTTTCTATAACTTTAGTAATTCTAAATAATTTATCTACAAAGCCATAATTAGCATTAGTCAATGTAACAACATCGCCAGCTTCTAATTGAATACCAACATATCCAATTTCTAAAACTATATTCAAATCTTCTCTAGCAGTTTCCAACATTCTGTTAGCAAGATATTGAGCGGTTACATCATTGTTAGTTAAATAAAGATTTACTGATTGTTTATTAACAGGCTCATTAGGAAATAATAATGTTGGAGCAATAGTAGCCAAATTAAATGTTACAGAATTAAATGTATCTTTTTCTGATTTGTTAGGATATTTAACTTCAATAACATTAAATGAATTTGATACATCAATTGGTGTAATTTGTATTGGTGAAATAATATTAGAATCGTTTAAATTCATGGCTACTGAATAAGTAGGTGTTTGAACGATCACGCCCCAAAGCCCTGTTATTTCATTATATTTAACTAAACAATCGCAACAATCTGACATTGATTGAATGTTTTGCATTATTTTTAAATTGGTATCTAAAGTGCCATTAAATTCAAAACGAGGTTGAGTTGATGTGCCACCTGAATAATTTGTATATGTAAACGCTTCATTAGAATAAACATTTAATGCGTTTAAAGATGAAAAATCAATTAAAGAAGTGTTAATTGCTGCACCATATCTCGTGCTTGTAAAATAATCCAAGAAACAATCACCAGGCGCTTTTCTTGAATTAGTAACTTGAAAACGAGTGTTTTGTAAAGATGTTAAAGCTCTATCTTGATTGTATTTAAGATGCACAATAGCAAAAGCACAATTGGTCATCTCTTTAAAAAGATTCCATTTGTAAATAAGATTAGATTCGCTCATTACTGTAACTGCGTTTATTGAGCTGTTAGTTGGATTAAATGATCCATTTCTATATAAATAAATATCCATATAGCCAGTAATATCTTGAGTTTCATTTGTTGATTCGTCAAGAAGACCTGTTACTGAATAACCATTTCCGCCAAATATAACTCGTTTACCACCCCAATATACATTTCCAAAAGTAATAGTGTCAGGCACTCCGCCTGTTTCTGTATTAGTTACTTCACATAATGAAATTACCCAATAGATATCTTGATTGTCGTTAGAGATAGACATATCAGTAATAATGCCGCCCACAAAAGCTTGACCATAAACTACAGGTATTTTGTTATCGCCTGCTGGCGGAAGTTGTTGGCGACTGCCAGGATTAGGTTGTTGCGCTTGTTCAAAGTTACCAGCGCTTGGTGGTTTAGGTGCAAATATTGAAGATATAACAGAAGATATAACCATGTTAATTGCAAAGCCAACGGCAGCAACAACAAATGAAGAAGTTCCTGCGGCTAATATTGCGCCCGCAATAATAGAGCCTGCGCCAAAAGCATCAGAGCAAAATAAAAAGAATATAAAAAAGTTAATTATAAAAGCGGTCATTGCATCCAATTTTCTTCTATTTTTTTAAAACCTAGTTTTGAATAATCAAAATCAGGGCTAGTTACCATTTTTGTTATTGTAAATAATTTAATTCTGCCTTGCTCTTTTAATTGTTTGGCATAATTAAGATAAGATTTTAAAAGTCTTACTCCTACTATTCCCATTCTATATTCAGGCTTTACATACCATGCTAATTCATACATAGCTAAAGTTTTATCGCACCATATTACAGGACTTATTAATCCCATAATAAACCCAACATTATCTTCTATAAAAATAACACCGCGACCTGCAATAATACTATCAACAAGAGAATCAAAATATTCAGGATTATCTATATCCTTATATTGTTGAATAGGGCTTTCATCCCTAAACATTCTAATCATTTCTTGTAATTGTATTTTATCGTATTTTGTAGCTTGTCTTATCACACATCTTTTCCAAATGAATAATTAATTGTTTCAATAAAACCTACTCGCTCCATTGAAGTATCTGTAGGATTAAAATAAGTCCACGCATTGTTATTGGTATAACGACCAGCAGTTCTATTTTGTAAAATGATTTGAATGCTAGAAGCTGAAGCACTTATAATGCCCACATACATTCTTTCATTTTCCATCCATTGCTCTGTTATGCCAAATGAATTAATATAACCTGTAAAAAATTTGTAAAGACCGCTCGATCCACCAGCGGTTATTAATGCGCCATTGGTATCAAAAAACCCATGCCACATTTCAATTAATGAGCCTTTAATTTCATTGCCTAATACCCATCCTAATAATGCAGTATCAATACCCACTAAAGTAATTGAAGTTTCATTGGCGGTTGATTTAATATCGCGTTGAACATCATTAATTTTAACTAATGATCCTAATGCGCTAAATGGTTCTGAATCGACTGCGGCAATAGTAAGTGCGCTTGGAGTTGTAGCAAAACGATAATAAACAGTTTGATAAACTGTTCCCGTTCCTGTAGCTGGTGTTGTTATAACTGCGGTAAATACAGTTCCTATAGCATTTGATGTAGCACCATATAAAGTAAAATCTGTAGTGCCTGATGCTTTAATTGTATATTGAACGCCATTAACCATAGCAGTAGCATTAACTGTTACTCGCGTTGTTACGCGAACAAAGTCTGCCATTCTTATATTGTTAGTATTATCTACTGGCGCTATTACATTCATAGGACATCTTCAATTGCTACAAAAGAAGCATTCCAAGATATAAAAGAATCATTGGTCATAGGCACTAATGTATAAGTTGGATACTCTCTTAAAATTACAGGAAATGTAGTGCCTGTATAAGTTCCGCCACCAAGAGCTATAGTTGTTCCGTATTGTCCTATAACGCATTGAACAGTAGAGGTTAATGTAGTTATAAGGTTTCTGTGAACAGGAATATTAACTGTTGATCCTGATCCTCTTAATACATCCGCAGTTGCTATATAAGCATATCGACCTACTTGACAAAAATCACCTGTTTTTACAATGTAAGCAGTAGAAGAAATAGAAGGCAAAGAACCTAATACTAAAGTTTTATTTGCGGAGGAAGTTTGCCAAGCACAAGCACCAATTTGACCTGAAGTCATATCGCCTTGATAAGCAATATAATTAAGCCAACCTGTAGAACCAAAATTTAAAAATTGTTCTGTAGCTTTATCGTTAGTTCGTAAGGTTGATAGTAAACTTCTATTTTGACTATAAAGCAAATAATTCATTGGCTTCATAGTAAATTCAAAAGGTTGAACAGTAAGTAATTCGGAAGTAGAGATGCGTTGATTACGACTTAAAACTTGACCTACAAGCTTTTGATCGTTAATGGCAATAGATTCACAAACAGATAATATTGTATTTAATGACATAATTTATGTCCTTGATTGTGGTAATGATCTTGTAGCAGATTGATTGGCTGCGAATACTGCATTTTTATTTTTAGCTAAAAATTGTGTAGCAGATTGCGTATCAATAGCACTCATGCTTGCAATGTAAGGTCCATTATACACTACTTGCGGTCCACCGCCCATAGAGCCTAATTTGTTATTAGGAATAACTGTTCCTGCCGTTTTAGGGACAAACAATTCAGGTCCTCGTTCACCTACAATAGATGGCATTCCTACAGGTGGCTCACCGCCATCAGCAAATAATTTAATTCCGCCTGTAAAATCACCTCTGCCACCACCACCACCAAAACCACTAAATATACTACTAAAAAAATTACCAATACCCGAGCTTTGAAATATTGAAGTAGCTTGTGCTTTTAATTGAATTTTAATAAGATCACGAATAATGCTACCAGCTAAATCACTAAAACTTAATTTTCCTGTTTGAACAAAGTTATCTAATGCTTGTTCAAGGTTTTGAGTAACAGATACAAATGCTTGCTCACCTAATTTAGCAGCATTAGCAGCGCTATCAGCATAACTAGCAAAAGCTTTTTTCCAACCAAATTCAAATGTTCTTTGTTGTTCCGCCATTGCGTAAGTTTCTTGCGCGCGAGCCTTTTCTGCTTCCGCCCAAGCATTAGCTTGTTTATCTGACATCTTACGACCATATTGATCGCCTAAAGTTAATTGCTTACGCTTTTCTTCAATATCAAATAACTCTAATTGTAATTTTCTTTCATTTTCAAAAACAAAAGCTAATTCATTTTCTTTTCTTAATCTCTCGCCTTTAGCTTGACTAACTAACATTTCTTTTTCGTAAAATTCTTGTTGCCTTTTTAAAGCTTCTTTAGCTTTTTTTGCTTCAGCATCCGCTTCCGCATCTTTTGCTTTTATAACATCTCTAACATCTTTTTTAGGTCCAGCTACACCACCAATACCCGACATAATGCTTGGAATATTTGCACCTTGAACAGAACCTCTTTCTGCAAATTCATATTTTTGGAAACCTTCTTTATCTTTCCAAGCCGCCCACCAACCTGCTTCTTTTCTAATCTCTGCAAATCGATCAACTATACCTTGTGATCTTTTTTGCCAATTTTCCATAGAAACTGTTACATATTCAAAAGCTGGAGCTAACTTATCTGCAAGAGTTACTTTTAAATTTAAAAAGAATCTATCTAATCTATCAACTGAATTTCCTATGCTTTTAAATGTTTCATCTGATCCTGCAAATTTATTTTTAGTTTTTTCTAACTCATCTGCAAAACCTTTAATATCTGTGCCACGAATAGCTCGACCAAATATATCCATAGCCATAGCATTTCGTTTAGTAGTATCTTCAACTTCGGCTAATGATTTAGCAGTTTTTTCAAATAATTGTTCGGGAGTAAGTGTTCTTAAATCTTTGAGGGATACACCAATGGATGTAAAAGCTTTTTGTGCTTTAGCTCCGCCTTGAGCAGCTTCATCCACTTTATTAGCGAATGATGCCATAAGCTTGCCAGCATCATCAGCATTACCACCATTGGTTGATAAGGCTTGCGACATACGCAATACAGATTGAACGGACATCTCATTAGCTTTAGCGACATCGTTTATTTTGTCGGCAAAGTTAATTGCTTCACGAGCGGAAGCCGTAAAAGCTACTGCAACCGCACCTAATGATAGTTTTGCGCCTGCACTAAAACCTTCTACTTTGTCTTTAGCCTTACCTAGATTGGCATTAAACTCGCCTGCATCAAGCCCAAGTAAAACCGCTAATCTTGAAATAATTGCCATTGTTATTTACCTTGAAATCTGTCCATTTTAAAGTCAGGTGCTTGCGACATAAATGTTAGTAAGGATTCGCTAGGATCAGCTTTTTCTATACCATAAAAATATTCATAAGCACTACCTAAAACGCTTTTAAGAGTGTAAGGTTGGCTATTGCTTGCTCTTAAATAATTAAAAACTCCAGCTATTAGAGTTCCTTGCATACTTAATAAGCTTCTATTTCCAACTAACCCATCCGCATACATGACTGTTATTTCATTCATGGTTGCTTCATCAAGCGCATCTATATCTTGTATTGTATGCCCGTTAAAAACCATAGACGCGCGAACTTGGGTTCTTAACGAGCCTACTACTTTGACTTTATGTCTTTATAGTCAGGGCTAATAACCTCGTTAATTTTTTCCACTAAAGTCATTTGAACTGTTAATGGAAATTCAGTTTCTACATCTTCATAAGTTATATCTTCTAATGATCCTGTTTCAGGTATTAGAAATTTAATATATTGAACTATTCTGTGTTGCAATATATGTTTATTTTTAGCAGTTTCTCTAATTGATCTGCCATCAATAATAAAGTCATTATCTTTAACTTCTACACCTTCTTGATCTTTAAGATTCTCAAAGGCTTTTATCATTAATTGATATTCTGCTTCAATCTTTTCTTCGTTAGGATTTTTAAAGTAATTATAAATAGCTTCAATTTCTTGAACGCTTGGCACTCTTACTTTAAATGTATGATCGCCTAATTCAAACGACCTAGTTAATACCGATAATCTATTTTCCTCGTATTTTTTACCGAGAGCTGATCCTAATTTACTCATGTCTTATTTCCCTTGTGTTGTTAAATTTTTAGCTTTGTAAGCATCCATTTTTTGTTTAATAATCATTCCTAATTTTGTTGCTACCATTTGCGCTTGTGATTCTAATGATACTCGCATAAATGGTTTTGCAGACATTTTGCCTGTGCCAAATTCGTTTGCAATAGCTCTTGCATCAAACATAACGCCTGCTTCAGTATAAAATTTCCTTCTAGCCTTTTTGTATTCTTTACCTTTTAAATCACCATATTGAGATTGAAATTGTTGTTTTACTTTTTTAGGAATTGGTCGAGATGAAACGAGAGATATAACAGAATCTTTTGGTGTTACATATCTTGACTTCATATCTTTTCTAGTAGGTCGCCTTGCGGTGATATACAAAGAACGATCCAATGCGCCTGTGTCTTTAGGTGATAATGCTTTTGCCATAGCCAATACAGGCTTCATGGCTTCTCTAACTGCTGGTATTAATACTTTGCTCTTTGAATCTTTGTCGCCAAACTGCTCTTGAAATTCTTTAAATGCATCAAGAGTTTCTTTTAAACCATTGACTGCAAATTTAACACTCATTAATCTGCCTTAATTATTTTATGATAAACCGCATTATTAAGTTTAATAGCATAATCGACACATTCTTCAGGTGTAAGTTTATCCGCATGATTTTTAGCAATCTCATGGGCTAAATTAATACCTGTTAAGCGTTGTTGGGCAAACCCAAACCAATTCTTTTGACCTGAATTAGCTTGGGATACCAAATAACTTAATAAGTCATCGCTATTATTTATTTGTGTCGTCATTGTGTATTACCTTTTCTTTTTTTGTGTTTTCGTAAGGATTAACTTTAGCTAAAGCTTGTAAAGCAACATATTCTGCGCTATCAGGATCAGCTTTATTTAAAGCTTCAGCAACCTCTTTAGCATCAACAGGTAAACCTAAAGCTACTGTATCAAGGCTTTGATAAGTGCTTGTTAGTATTTCAATCGCTTCTAATAATTTCATATTTAATCCTTATTAAGCGTTGTTTGACCAACCATATTGATTGCCACGCGGATGAATTGTAAATGTGCATTTAGATTCAGCAGTAGGGTTAGGATCAACTGTGAATTGACCTACTCTGCCATTAAAAGCATAATTTACAATGTTTGTTCCATCAGTTGCAGAAATAATAAATGTTCTGTCGATTGTGCCGTTGTATGCATCGCCACGCATTAATAAAAGGTTTGCGTCACTTGGATTCCAAGCGGCAGTAATTGTCATTGATGTTGGAGCGGCTTGTGTAGGAATCTTGTCAGATTGACGAGAACCAGCCACATTAAAGTTTGCAACCGCATCATCTTGACCAAAAGCTGGAATAGCTTCTACAGGCAATAAATTTGCTGAAATTGCTAAAGCTGAAACGCTTGCATATACAGAAAGGTTAGCTACTGTTAAAGGTGTTGGTGTTGCTGAAGCTTGGCAATAAAGACTTGCGCTAAAACCTGGTAAAACTTTATTTGGAAGTGCCATAATTTATTTCCTCACATTAAAAAATTAAAAAGTTCTTATGTTGGTATGTATAAGGTGCAATCCATAAATATATTATGAAGCCCAATCTCATTGTCGTATCCATGATATAACCACACTACATCTGCCTTTGAAACATTAAAACTATGACCGCCGCCACCAAAAGTTCCACTATAGCCATGTAGTGATTGCAAAATAGTATTAGCAGTATTAAAACCATCTGCCATATCTTGCGTAAATACACTAATCTGAAAAACAGGTGTATCTATACCTTTAATACTTTGAACATTACCAGTATATACTGGTTGATGCACATCTCTTAATTGCCAAGTTAAAAATTTAGGTTGCGTTGCATAATTTCTATTAAAATTAGCATATACAGGTATAGGCGTAACTATACTAGATAATTGTGCCTGTATTGCCTGTGCATATTCCCTAACATCTTGTTGAGTTGCCATCTATACATCTACACTTGGTTTATTAAAGTAACATATTAAAGTTACACTCATTCTATCATTAGATATACTAGAATCAGCTATTCGCCAATCAACATTTTGATAAGTTATGGAATATAAATTATCGTTATCTACTACATCTCTAGTATATGGTGTGTAATTAAATTTCATTTGCACCAAATCACTATATATTCTAAATTTTTCTGAAGAAGCTACATTAGCTCTTACTTCAGATATCAATGGTCTGCTTGTAAATTTTAGAGTTTTAGTTGTTTGTGTTTCACCATAACTGCTTGTAGTAAAAGACAAATCATTAACTGCTACTGTTTCAAATTTTGTTATTGCCATTTACATTACCAATGGTTTATAAGGTCTTAATAAACAATCCACTCCATAAGGAATCTTTTGCAAACCATCCGTTACTGATTCTGATCTATTATTATAAAGATGCGTAAATAATAATAATCCAGCTTGCTTAATTACAGGATAAGCCTGTGTAAAGTTTGCATTTTGTGTATATTCAACAATGACAGGACTTGTTCTAAAAGTGCTTACATCCGATGGAATACCGCTATTTAATACAACTTTATTTCCTGTCGAATCATAATAATAATTACTTGAAGCAATCGTTGTTAAAACGCTTGGTGTGCTTCCATTATAATAAGCAACTTTTGTAATGCTTAAATTACCACTATTAAACTTATCAACATAACTTGTAACTGGCAAATCTAAATAAACAGGCGTTGAAAAATTAGCTGATAAGCCATAATAAACCCTATATGATGTAGGGAAGATTGACATACCAAGATAATCTTCAATATGCATGCGAACGGCTAATTCTAAACTTTCTAAATACGCATCTTGCGATTCATCAGTTCCTAAATTTAATTGTTGCGCTATTTCGTCTATTGATAGCCAGTTTGTAGTTAAGTCGCGACTAATCTGTTCAAACTTATCATAGTTAAACGGATTGCGAGTAGTTCCATACGGCACTTGTCCTAATGTATCAGTCATTATGCAGAACCTATTAAAAATACTCCAGCAAAAGGATCACGAATTGTTGATGCTAAACGCTTTTCAGCATAGAGCGTTACAAAACCTGGAGCAGTTTGGTCAAAGCGTTGAAGTGTCATTTCTTCAGCATCCGCAATAGTATAAAAATGTTCCCAACAAGCTAATACGCCTGATAAAGAACCTGAACCTGGAGTTGTTAAATATGGATTAGGTATAACAGGGAATCCAAATAAATAAACTAATGATCCACCATCTTCCGTTCCTGTTTCTACAAACATTGGAGCGCCACCAGTTGATCCTTTTAATTTTCTTAATTGAAGAATTAAAGATGGATGTAAATGCCACGCCGTTCCTGGAACATTCATATATTGTGAAGGTAACGCTTTAACTGCTTCTACAATTTGATCATAAGTTATTTGAGTGTTAGTAAATTCAGTTTTTAATATTGTATGAATACCATTTGTTATTGCAGTTCCACTACTTCCATAAGCTGGAGTAGAAGCGCTTGTTAAGTATGTAGTTAAACCTCTTAATCCACTTGTTCCGCCTGTTGTATTTGTTGTTGAACCTGCTTGGTCATTATTAGTTGCCATTGATTGCGCCTCTAATTGACTAAATTCCAACATTAAATCATTAACAAGAGCTGAATCAATAGCATTGATGTCATCCATAACGGCAGTTCTAATTGGTAATTGAGCAGTAATAACTCGTGTTGGCATTTGCCAAGTAGTTGTAGCAATATTTGGTGAACCTGCATTTGGAGTAACAACATATAACCAAGGATTTGTTGAGTTTGCGGCATTACCTGTTTTTGCTACAAATTGAGCGGCTGATCCTGTGTATGTAACTTGACGGCTTCCCATTCTAAATGGGTTTGCATATCTTAAAGCGGCAAAAGCGTCATCAAAATAAACTCGACCACCAATATTTAAACCTGATCCTGTTAGCGTTGATGCTTCTTCTACATCTTTGGTCTTATTCTTATCAGTAAAATTAACTGTGGCTTTGCCTTCAGTTAATGCCTGTTTAATGCCATTTAAAATTTTTTCAGATGTATTCATTTGTATTCCTAATTAGTTAAGAAAAAAAGGCGGCGATAAAACCGCCTTTTCCCCATATTACAATATGCTATAAACTAGCAGTTTTTGTTGATCTATAACGCACTAAAGCAAAAGGATCAACGATAGATGTTGCTAATCTCTTTTCACCATAGAATGTAATAGAACCTGGCAATGTTTGATCGTAGCGGCGTAATACCATGTTTAAACGATCAACAATAGTATGACCTCTAGTAAAATCACCAAAATACATTGGATACAATGGATCAGTTCCAGCAGATGCAGAGTATTTAGAAGGTGCATTTACATAAGTATTAACTACAACATCAAAACCTAGTAATTTACCAACAATACCATCATCGCGAGATAAACCATCAACATAAATTGGGCGCTTTTGATCATCCACTAATCCACGAATTGCTGAAAGCATAACAGGATTAATAAGGAATTTAGCATTAGGTGTCCAATATGCTTGTGGAAGCGCATAAACAAAATTAACAATGTCTTTGTAAACAACATTATTTGCTAATGCATTTCCGTTTGTTGTAATTTGATCGTATGTTGCTAAATTATGCAAACCATCGCTTGATGCCGTTCCTGATGAACCAAAAGATGATTCTGATGTAGTGCCACCTGTGTAAGTAGCATTAGCACCTGGATATTGATTAAGAGAGCGTAAGCCGTCAGAACCGCCACCAGCAGTTACAGTAGCCGCACCTTGATCGTTGTTTGTAATCATAGATTGAGCTTCGCGTTGGCTAAATTCAGCTAACATATCTGAAACTACATTAGATTCTAAACCATCGATGTCATCTAAAGCCGCAGTTCTGATTGGAAATTGAACATTTAAATCTTTAAGATTTAATTGCCAAATTGCAGTTGCTTGAGTTGTTGCTGCAGTATTATCTACAACACCATAACCCCAACCTACACCTGCATTACCTGTTTTAGCTCTAAATTGATATGTAGAACCATCAGTAGCAACTGAACGAGATACACCGCGCATAGGATTTTCTAAACGCAATGCCGCAAATACTGGATCATAAGCAGTTCTACCACCAATACCTGCGCCTGAACCTGTTAGAGTTGAAGCTTCTTTAATGTATGCATCATATTGACCAGCATCTTCAAACATTTTAATTTCTTTTTCTACGCGACCATTGCCTTTTACAAATTCAGCTAATTGTCCTTTAACCATACGATTAACTTCTTGCGAAATTGATTTGTATGTTTTAATGATTGGAGCAGTGTTAATTGAAGCAACTTTAGCTTCAAGTGCCGCTACTTTTTCATCAAAAGAAGCTACTGTTTCAGCAAGTTTAGCATCAACAGTAGCAGTTACTTCTTCTACCTTTGCTAAATTAGCCGCTTCTATAGCATCTAATTTTTCAATAATTTTTTCTGACATGATTTATCCTTTTAAACGATTGTTAAGATTTTTAAGGAGTTCTCTTTCCTCAAAAGCTTTGAGTAATTGATCTTCCTCATTTACCACCGCATCGGATTCACTCTGAATAGGTGTATTTTCAACTTTAACTTTAGGCTCATCACGAGTTTCTAAAATTTGTTTGAAAATTGAAGATGCGGTGGTCGCATCTTTTCTTGAAAGTTTTGCATCACGCAATGCTTTCTCGATAAGTTTTAAGTCTAAAGAACCATCGGCTCTAAAGCACTCTAATTTCGAGATTTCAGCATCTAAATTATTTGGTTGCATAACGATTGACACTTCTCTTAATCCGCCTTTAGTAATTTGGAAATAAGCTTCATCCATATCGTCATCGTCTGCTAAAACATTGCCTTCTTTATCTGTCATGCAGTATTCGTCTGCATAAGCACCTACAGAAACACCGCCAACAAGATTTGGGCTTTCCTTCATAATTGTATATAAGTCCTTACCCATGCTGGTATTAACAAACATCTTACCTTTTGCGTGCATTCCTTCATCATCCATCATAAATTCATACCATTCACCTACAGGCATTGACATATCATTATGTTGAAAATACATTGGCAAAGGTTTTTCTGATTTCATAAATTCATCCATCCAATCAGCAAATCCTTCAGATTTATAATTGAATTTACGACCATCAGCGCCTTCTCTTGGTCCAAAAGTTGTTACTGTCGCTTCAATTACACCACTATAATCTGAAGCTTCATCGGTTTTAATACCTAATGCAACTTTTGATTCGAAAAAATACTTTTCAAAATTTAGCTTATTAATCATTGATTGGAACTCCCTTTTTTTTCATTCCGTTAGTTTCAACAGGTTGAGGTTTTCTCTTTTTAGCCTGTTGGGTTAATTTATCGAGTAACTCTTTTAATGTCATTAGGCTTTACCTGCCTGACCTGTTTTGCCAACGCTAGAAGTATTGCCGCCGCCACCTGTATCTTGCGGTGAAGTGCCACTAATAAACCTAGATTGTTTTGATGTATCTTTTAATTCGTCTGCGCCGTCAAAGTTTTCTTTGCCAAGATATTCTCGCGCTTCATTCGGCGTAATTATACCATTATTTACACCTGCTACGGCATAATTCATTTGATCAAGAGGTGCGCCTTTTAAAAAACTTTCAGTTTGAAATTCAATACAGAGATTAGGATAGCCATTCAATAAAGATGTTTTAAATTTTTGCTGAATATTAACAATCATTGGATACATTGTTGATTTATAAAATTCATCAAGCATAGTTTGAGTATTGTTATATTTACTTTCACCAATACCAAGCATAGATGGTGGAACACCAAATAGACCACAAATACGCTTCATAGTTTGTTCTTTTAATGCTCGCGCGTCAGCATCTTGCAGTGTTAACATATTTAATGGCATATATTTCATGCCGTTATCTAACAACATACCTTGACCTGGTTTTGATAAATCGGTTGATTTAGAACCTGTAAGAGAAGTCCATGCTTCTTTTAATCTTGCTGCTATTTCTTTAAATTTAGCGTCAGGAATAACTTGATCTGTAACAAACATGCCACTAGGTTTAGCACCATTTAGCATAATAAAATTGCTATATAAATCAATATCTTGATCTAGTGATACTAATTCAGTTGCTAAAATACCTTTATTGAAACCAGCGCTACCTTGCCAAGCCATTTCTGAAGCATGAATAACTTGGAAATAATCTAGTGGTTCATCCTTATTAAATCCGTATGTCGATGTAGATAAGCGATATGTCGGATATCTAGTCGGTGTTATTTGAGCGGTTATTAAGGTTGAATCCAAAAGATACATTTCCATTGGGGTTAGCGTTGAGTTAGTTTGCTCTTTACGCCATAAAGCAGTAAATGTTTCACCTGATAGGTCATACCACATTGACCATTGATACCAAAACTCGTATGAGGATTGATAGTTATTAGGATTGTTTAATAAATAATAAACTGCTTTTGCTTTTGCTTTATCTCTAGTTGATACATTAGGATCGGTAACTGCATTAACTAATTTACCATTTTCATCATAAGCCATAATATTAATTGGTAATTGAGCTAATGCTCTAGCTTTAGCATTTACACAAGCCATTACAGTTGAGTTGCGTGATAGCATAGACATATCGACTACGCGACCAGCGGCATTAACAGAGCTTGTTGTTACATATAATAATTGATTATTTGATTGATTTCCTTGTCCTTTAACATTGCGTAGAATGTTATTACCAAGAGCAGTTTGACCAAAAAGACTATTGCTTTCGCTTGCGTTTGTATTGGTTTTTCTTTTGAATATATCTAGTATAGCCATGTTTTTCCTTTATATGCTTCTAAATCCAAATGATGTAGAAACTAATGGATGATCTAATGAGCAGTGCATCGCAATTATAAGTGCTATTATACCATCTACCTTTGCTGACTTATCTGCTTCATTCTTTCGAATCTTAATATTGCCATTAACATCGGTGTAAACTTCACAATTGCCTAATTGCCAACCCACAAATGGATTACCATTGTGTTTAATAGCATTTTGCATGATGAGCTTTTCAACATGCTTGGATGGGTTATTTAAAACTGCCATACCCTGTCCTACTTTTTTAACGGGAATACTATTATCGTGTAGTCGAGCAACTAAAGATGCAGCATTGTAAGCGTCATAGCCTACTTCTTTGACATTATATAAACTAGCTTGTTGCTTTATATATTCGGAAATCTCGCGATCATCCATAACATTGCCTTCTGTGATATGCAATATTTTAGATTGAACGGCTTGGTCAAATATACCACGATAATGAGTTGGAATCAAGGATAACGCTTCTTCAGGCAAAAAGAATTTAAAATCGGCATAATAATAATCGGAAGCATATCGTTTTAAAGTGCAAACTGCATTTAAGTCGCGAGTTGCCGCCAAGTCAAATCCAATAAATACTTCTTCAGGATCGCCATTATCTTCGCCTATAGATTTATCCCAATAGTCGCGATCAATCCAAGCGGTGTTAGCGCTGACATAAACATTAAGAGTTTTGCAAAGAAATTCATTTAACGCGGCTGGTTTTGATTTAGCTTGTTCACATCGCTCTTTAATTGCATCTTGATAAACTGATATGCCATGCATTGGATTAGCTTTAGCCCAAGTAGTTTCATCTTTCCAATTATCTTGCGGATCAAGTCCATATAGCAAACCAAACCAATGTGGATTGTCAGGCGCATCGCCATTGAGTATTGTTTCAAAAGCAGTTAGATCTTCAAAAAACTTTGTGTCTTTAGTAAATGATGCGGTAGTAATATAAATCCTTAATGGATTTTTTCGAGCAACCATGCCTGAAAATATAACTTCTATACTATTGCGATCAGCAATTTGAGCCGCTTCATCTATAATAGCGCATGATGCATTTTTTCCGTCACCTGATTTTTTATTGTCGCGAGATAAAGCTCTAAACATTGTTTGACTATCATTAGCTTTGCCAATTTCATATTTGCTTACTCGATACCATTCTTTAATTTCATCGGGCATAGATTCAACCATTGAGCGAGCTGCATCAAAAACAATAGTGGCTTGTTCTCTGTTAGTCGCAAGAGTAAAAACTTCAGCGCCAGCTTCATTAAATGCTAATTCATATAAACCTATAATTGCAGTAAGAGTTGATTTGCCAGCTTTGCGAGGAATAAAAACAATGACATCAGTTGTCATTCTTTTTTCATGGTCTTTCTTGTGACGAAATCCATAAATACCGCAAAGAAGTAAAACTTGAAAAGGTTCAAGAACTATTGGTTGCCCAGCGTCAGGACCTTTAGTGTGTTTTAGAACAGATACAAAATCTAATACATGTTCAACATATTCAGGAAAGAATTCATATTCCCAATGCTTGTCTTCCATAAAATTTAGGAAACGCTGACATGCTAATTTTATATTATTGCAAACTTCAATATTGCCCTTAACTACATCTTGAGCATATTGAACACCTGTTAAAAAACTCATCTCTTAACCTGTGGTCCTAACATTAGTTTTCCTAAAGTTGAAGTTGGTATTGAGCTAGTTTTAGCAAGCCTAGATTTTGGAGTAAGTCCAAGCTCATTCATCAAAAGAATAATTTGTTTAAGAGCTTCTTTGCGAATAGATACATAAGGCGATGGACCAATAGTCTTTCCATCATTAAAGGTTGTTACTAATCCTTCAACTGCAATATGGCGGTTGCAATCCACATAGGTGTCAATCTGATCTGTTAGCATGGTTAAGACATGACGCTCTTGATCCGAGCCTATGCCATAAACATCGTAAAGATATTCAGAGGTTTCATCGTAAAATCTTTTTTTGCTCCAAGCTTCAGGATTGTCCATCCACTCGGATTCGGGAATTCTTCGCTTAACTGATTCGGGAAGGAGCGTTCCCATTTTTTCGCCTTTAGTGCCATGAATTAAATGGACTTCGGCTGGTATTCTTGCACTCATTTAAGACACCCCCCTTTGTAAACCCCTTTTACGAAAGATTGGG